AGGCAATTGAAGAAAGTAAATTTAAACCATAAGAGGAGAGAAGTATGGACTATGAAATGAAAGAAGGTAGCTTTAAGCTATTCGTCAACGATAGAAAGCGTGGAGAAACAGATGCGGATTGGTCTGGCAGTATCAAGTTGGCCGATGGCATCGAGTATTGGTTCAATGCGTATGAGAAACAGGCCAAGACAGGCAAGAGGTATCTAACCGGGAAGATCGGTAAGCCCAAACAAGCGGGTTTTACCCCTCGTGGCAACGATGAGATGCCCAAGTCAGATAGCGATATTCCATTCTGATGGCTAGAGTTAAGTCAAATCTGAGTACGCAGATCCCCTCCATGCAGAATTGGGGTGGGATCAGGTCAATACAGAAGAGGTTAGAGCGCTCCGCTACCATTATGGAGAACAAGGAGGCGGTGGCTTATAGCCTACTCTGTATGGCCAACACTAAAATCACAGACATTATGGAGTGGGATGACCAGGGCAACATCCAAGTTAAGGCATCTAAGGATATTCCCGAACACGCTCTGCAAGCCATTAAGACGATTAGAGTGAATAAGGATGGGAACCTAGAGTTAGAGCTGTACGACAAGGTTGGAGTCCTCAGATTGTTGGCCAAGGCCTCTGGATTGCTCGATAACCCAGAGGATTCAGATAGGCCATCGGTTATCGGTATCAATATTAAGCCACCCGATATTGAAGACGTAGAAATAAAATAACAACACCCCCTTTACATTTCTATTTTTTTCAGAAAGAATCTCGTTTATAGCGATATCGCTATTTAACTGAGGAGATTGTGATGACCACGTTTACGACTGAAGATAGAGAAGAAGCGATGCGTAATAGTTGTGAGCATTGCGGAGAGCGGTTGCCCATTGATGAGATCCACCATTGTGCGAATACGGAGCCAGTTCCATTTGCTGGCTTTATTCCATTAGACGATGAAGAGTCTGATAACGAAAAGCTGTGCAGACTAGCCAATGATATGGAGTCAAGTATCAACATTAGGCTTGGGCGCTCTGGTGTCCGCTGGGCGGGAGACTAAGATGCCGATCAAGTCTGAGTTCTGGCACATCCTACAAAAGCATATTGCGCTGAGAAAAGCTGGTAAATGAGTTCTTGGCTGATTATCGTTACAGGTCTGATCTATGGCTACATAGCTGTAGAGCAAGGACTAAAGGGTAACGTGCCTATGGCGGTGGTATATAGTGGATATGGGTTCAGCAATATAGGGCTTTACCTATTGGCCACTAAATAATCACCGCATGAATCACCGCATAATGTGTAACTTTTTATACATAATCGTTACCATATGTATACATTACGTAACATTTTTATAACATAACAAGCAAAAGGAAAATCTCGTGAAAAAAGTAATTATTGTTGGTATTGCAGTATTGTTAACAGCCTGTGGAACCACGCAACAAGTAACACCACCACCACAGCCAATGCAAAATGCAGAGTTGGTCTTAGATAAAACAGCTTATCCAATGAGCCGCAACGAGACAGTTAACGCTGCAATGGAGTGCGAGGCCGGTGGTATGAGAGCTGTTATTGTTACCGCCAAACGTAGAGTTGGTACTGTGGTGTCCGATATCGTTATAGACGTTTATTGTGCGCCACGATATAAGCTGACGTTATATTAAAGTTATATCAAAGCTCTAGCGGATCAAAGCCTAGCTCATCTGCTACCAGCTTGGCGCGATGCCGAAAGGTCTTATCGTGTTTCTGCCAAGCAGCTGTGGAGGTATTCCACCGACTAGCGTGGATCATCTCGTGCGCCATCGTGGTGAGAGCTGTCGTGAGCCAGCCACAACGAGCAGCCGAGATGGTAATGATGTGTTCATGCTTGCCCCCATCATCATAGAGGTACGTTCCCATCGTATCGGGATCGTGATCCACGATGAACTTTATCTGCTCTGCTAACGGCATATTCCAATTATCAAAAGGCTTACACACCACAAGCATGGTGTACATATTCTTGAGAATGGTGGATGTGAGCTGGATCATACTTTCATTAATTGACCACGAAAGTAGATTAGACCCTCATCCTCGTTAACAACCTCTGCCAGCTCTGGTGGCATGAGTTTGCCGTTGATAAAGGTCAATACTGCGTATCCAGCCCTCCAGTTGACCGGGTTGTTTTCTGTATACGAAAACTGGTTGTCCTTAATACAGGCCATCGTTCCAGTATCTACCCCATATCGTGTGCCGGTGTAGTCTGTCCAAGGGGTTATCTTGAGCGAGTGTAGGTGGCCAGACACAAAGCTCGTGCCTGACTTCATCGTATTGTTGTAGACCGCATGAACTCCGTTGTGCCAGCGGTGTTTAATCATGCAAGTCTGGTTAACCATGATTGACCAGTACCATTTCCAATGCGGGGTGTGGTCTGCTATATCAAAACCCTTGATTCCCTCGTACTGTGGGAGGATGTTAGACAGCTTGCCTGAGAATCGTAGGTCATGGTTACCAATCGTAATCATTAGCTTACAGCCAGCTGGTCTTACCTTTTCGATATCTCCGAGCCTGTCTTGGATCTCATCTAACTCTTCTTTGACTGTAGGGCCTTTCTGCCAGCCAATGCGGTGATGCGCTGAGATACTAGCGAAATCCGCAATATCTCCATTGAGAATCACAATCTTTGGTTTCAGATACTTTACAAATTCAACAAAGCCTCGGTGAGCTGTCGTAACGTACTCTGGGTTGTAGTGGCAATCAGATCCAACTAAGATGACACCATTGTCAATCGTAACATTGGCTTGCATCTGCTCATCAGGAATATAAATCTTAGGCTGGCCAGAGGGTGACAGAGCCTCTAGAATAATGCCATATTTATTTTCTATTATTCTGCGCCTCTTCATAACATTGCGATTGCTAAGACCAATAGCTATGCTCACCTTTTCGGGGGATTGGTGTTCTTTCCAAGCCGCAATAAATTCTTCGTCACTACACGCTTTTCGTACCATGACATACCTTATAATGATAAAGTTAGCTTATATTAACTGAAAAGTGTTAAAAATCAATGGCTAAAACAAAAGAGATGTCAAGTAAGCAGATACCGACTACTGGTATTAGCTTAGATTTTTCCAAATCCCCAGAGGTTTATAAGTTCCTAACGAGTAATGCATTCGTGCGTGGGATGATGGGTCCAGTAGGGTCTGGCAAGTCATATGCTTGCGCTGCTGAGGTGTTCATCAGAGCCATTCAGCAAAAGCCCTCCCCTATCGATGGTGTCCGATATACCCGTTTTGTCATTGTACGCAATAGCTACCCCGAACTCAAGACAACCACAATTAAGACGTGGCAAGACCTTTTCCCAGAGAATACCTTTGGGCCAATGCTCTATACCCCACCGATTACCCACCACATCCGACTACCGGCAAGGGATGGAGCTGCGGGTCTTGATTGCGAGGTAATCTTCTTAGCGCTTGACCAACCGAAAGACGTTAGAAAGCTATTATCCCTAGAGCTAACAGGGGCATGGGTTAACGAGGCACGAGAGTTGCCCAAGGCCGTAATCGATGGCCTTACACACCGAGTAGGTAGATACCCTACCAAGCGAGATGGTGGTGCGAGTTGGCATGGCATCTGGATGGATACCAACCCAATGGATGATGACCATTGGTGGTTTAGGATGGCCGAGAAAGAAAAGATGACAGGACCATATGCTTGGAAGTTTTACAAGCAACCTGGCGGTGTTATTGAAGTCGGCAAAGACGATCTGCCCGAAAACCCAGAGGCCAATGACTGCATCTTCTCAGCGGGTAAGTGGTGGCAACTAAACAAGAAGGCTGAAAACGTAGCCAATCTACCAGCTGGCTACTATCAGCAGATGCTATTGGGTAAGAATCTAGATTGGATCCGATGCTACGCAGAAGGCAAATATACCTATGTCCAAGAGGGCAAGTCGGTTTGGCCTGAATATGACGATAACATCATGTCTGGAGAGACTATTTTAGACAACTCTGTGCCGATCCAGATTGGTCTTGACTTTGGTTTAACCCCAGCTGCGGTGATTGGGCAGAGGTTGCCTAGCGGTAGGTGGCAAGTGATTGACGAGATTGTTACCTTTGACATGGGATTGGAGCGCTTTGGCCACCAGCTCGTGGCTGAAATCAACGCAAAGTACCCAGGAATGCAAGTATTGGTGTGGGGCGATCCAGCTGGTATGGCTAGAGATGCGATCTATGAGGTAACGGCCTTTGACTTTTTAAGGACTCTTGGCCTCAAAGCACAGCCAACCCCATCAAACGACTTCAAGGTTCGCAGAGAATCCGCTGCCGCGCCCATGCAACGTCTTATTAACGGCAAACCGGGGCTGATGGTTGACAGCAAATGCAAGTTACTACGCAAGTCTCTAGCGGGTGGATACCATTTCAAGCGGGTATCAGTCGGCTCTGGTCAGGAGCGGTTTAGGGATAGCCCAAACAAAAACGAACACTCCCACGTTGGCGATGCCTTTGGATATCTCTTGCTCGGTGGCGGTGAATACAAGCGCATGACTCGCCCAGGGGATGTGTCATCAAGAACATATGTAGCCCAGACTGTGGCCAACAGCGACTTTGATATATTCTCAAGATGAAAGTGACCATACCCTACGAGGTATTAAACGAGGAGATGCACCCCAAGAGAGGGGTGTTCTATCTGCCATTCGTTATTGACCACTTTGACCAGCTCGATACCACCCAGCCAGAGCTGTTGGCTGTGGCTAGAGGCTATGACCTCAGATCCATGATATATAGCCAATCCATGCTTGGTGCAGCGGTTACCGCTTTCTACCGCAATAAACCGATAGCCATCTTTGGAGTTGTATTCTTTTGGGGTGGAGTTGGCGAGATGTGGAGCATCTTTGACAATCAGGCTAGAGAACACCCAGCATCCATGCTCAGATGTGGCAGATCCTTTGTAGATATCGCAACCAGATATCTCAACTTGCATAGATTGCAAATAACTGTTAGAACTGACGATATTCGGGCAATACGTTATGCGAAAGCATTAAGGTTTGAGACCGAAGCGGTTTTAAAGATGTATGGCCCTGACAAGGTGGATTACTTACTAATGACGAGGTATTAAATGGGTGGACTATTTGGTGGATCTCCAGATACCAGCGGTGCTGAACGAGCAGCTGCTGAGACTAAGGCAGAGAACGAAAAGATTAGGGCGCAAGCTGAAGAAGAAAAGCGACAGCTCGCAGAGCAAAACGCAGCTCGTGCTAAAGCAAGAGTTCGTGGCGGTAGCCGTATGTTGCTATCCGATACACGTTTAACCCCAGAGACAGGCATTCAAACGCTTGGCTCTAACGAAATGAAAGTGAGCTAATCATGGGCGGAGTATTTGGAGGCGGTGGCGGTGGTGGATCTGTAAAAGCTCCTGAGCCAAAGCCAGAGCCAGTAGTTGAGAAACCAACACAGGCACAGGAAGAGGCTGGCGCAAGAATGCGTGGCGCAAGACGTAGAGGCCGTCAACTTCTTTCTGATTCACGTCTAAACCCAGAGATGGGTATGCAAGAAACTTTAGGTGGAGGGAATAGCCTTGGATAATAAAGCGAAGATGCAAAAGAAAGTAGCTAAAGTCATGCGTGAATACAAGGCTGGCGGTCTACATTCTGGTAAGGGTGGCCCAGTTGTCAAATCTCAAAAGCAAGCCGTTGCAATTGCAATGAGCGAGGCTGGAATGGCTAAGAAAAAATGAAAGAAGTCTGGGATAAAGAAAGACCAAAAGGCTTAGGTAAGCCTGAGAAGTTGTCTCCCATGCAGAAGGCTGCTGCTAAAGCGATGGCCAAGAAGGCGGGCAGACCATATCCAAATCTTGTAGATAACATGAGAGCATCTAAAAAATGAAAGTAGAACTATCGTTTGAGTTTGGCGAAGACCACAAAGGCATGGGCGAGGAAGAGAAAAAGCCTATGGAGTTGACTCCTTTCCAAAAGAAGGTGGCTAAGATGCTGGCTCAAAAGGCTGGCCGTTCTAAGCCAAATGAAGAAGATATGTACAAAGCATCCGATCTAGAGGATGAAGAAGACTAATGGCCATACTTGTTGAGCGTGAGTCGCTTACTACCAAATCTCGCCACGTTTCTCCAAGCTACGTTGATAAAGATAACGTACAGACTCTTGCGAGTTCGGATAGACCATTCCCAATCGTTGATATTAATCATTTAAGACTGCATGAAGGTCGCGCATTTAAAGCATATCGTATTTATCCAAGTGCAACAAAATTAGCAGATGGAGCAAGTTGCAATATAGCAATTGCATGGGCTAGTGGTGTATATGCACATATATTGGCAGATGCAAGTTGCGGTGGTAATGCTGAACTTTATATGTATGAAGGTGCAACTGTATCTGGTGGCACATCATTTACGGCAGTTAAAAGAAATAGAACAAGTGCAACAACAAGTCAATCAGCAATATTGATTAATCCAACTGTAACAGTAACTGGAACTGAAATTGATGCAGAACTTGTTGCTGGTGGAGCTGGTAAAAAATCTGGTGGTGGTGGAGCTGGTTCTTTAGAAATAGTATTAAATCCATTAACAACATATTTATTTAGATTAACTAATGTAAGTGGAACTGCTCAAATGGCTGAATTATTTTTAGAGTGGTACGAATGACATTAAAAAAACATCAGAACCCAAGTGGTGGACTTAACGAGGCTGGGCGCAAATACTTTGAGCGCAAAGAAGGTGGCAACCTACAAGCCCCAGTTAAGGGTGGAACCAACCCAAGAAGGGTATCTTTTGCTGCTCGCTTTGGCGGGATGGCTGGTCCTTTAGTAGATGAGAAAGGCAGACCAACTCGATTAAAGAAGGCGTTGCAAGCGTGGGGATTCGGTAGCAAAGAGGCAGCTCGTAACTTTGCAAATAGACACAAAAAGGATTGATATGGCTGAAATGATGAGATTAAAACCCGAAGACATCCTCAAGCGCCACGATATTGCGTTGCGTAAGAAAGAGGATTTTAGAGACCTATACGATGAGGCATATGAGTTCGCTCTGCCACAGCGTAATCTCTATGACGGGTATTATGATGGTAAGGTTGGCGGTGCTAAGAAGATGAATCGTGTGTTTGATGCAACCGCTATTAATTCAACTCAGCGCTTTGCCAACCGCCTACAATCAGGAATATTCCCGCCACAGCGTAAATGGTGCAGATTAGAAACTGGACCAGATATTCCAGAAGACCGCAAGGCAGAAGCCTCAGCAGCTCTTGATATCTACGCAGACAAGATGTTTGCAACTCTCAAGCAGTCTAACTTTGACATTGCGATGGGCGAGTTCTTACTTGACCTAGCAGTTGGTACAGCGGTAATGATGGTTCAGCCTGGTGATGACACATCCCCAATCAACTTCATTCCTGTGCCACAGTTCTTAGTTGCCTTTGAAGAGGGCGCTAATGGTCAGGTAGACAATGTATACAGACGTATGCGTATTAAGGGTGAGGCAATTATCCAGCAATGGAGAGATGCCGAGATTCCATCTGATCTACAAACCAAGATAGACAACAAGCCAACAGAAGACTTTGAGTTGATTGAGGCTACAGTATTTGATCCAAAGCGTGGAGATTTCTGCTATCACGTTATCCACAAAGAATCTAAGCAAGAGCTGGTCTATCGCAGATTAAAGACTAGCCCTTGGGTAGTCAGTCGCTATATGAAGGTGGCCGGTGAGATATATGGCAGAGGCCCATTGATTACTGCGTTGCCTGATATCAAGACATTGAACAAAACACTAGAGCTAGTATTGAAGAATGCATCTTTGGCTATATCTGGTGTGTATACAGCTGCTGACGATGGAGTTCTTAACCCAGCAACTGTCAAGATTATCCCAGGAGCAATCATCCCTGTAGCCAGAAACGGAGGCCCACAGGGCGAGTCACTAAAGCCATTGCCACGAGCTGGTGACTTTAATGTGGCTCAGATTATCATGGGAGACCTACGAGGGAACATCAAGCGCATACTGCTAGACGAGAGTTTGCCTCCCGATAATATGTCTGCTCGCTCCGCAACAGAGGTTGTAGAACGCATGAAGGAGTTGAGTCAGAACCTAGGATCTGCATTTGGCCGACTGATTAATGAAACTATGATTCCACTTGTTGCAAAAATACTGCAAGTGATGGATGACCGAGGCATTATTGATATGCCTTTGCGTGTTAATGGATTAGAGGTTAAGGTAGCTCCAGTTGCTCCATTGGCCATGGCTCAGAACATGGAAGACGTAACCAATGTTATGCAGTTCGTACAGATGGCTCAAGGCTTTGGCCCAGAGGGTCAGGCAACTCCAAAGCTCGGAGAGATTACAGACTACATTGCAGACAAGTTGGGCATCCCAAGCAAATTGCGTTTTGACTCCGCTGAGAGGCAATATAATTTGCAACAGGCAGCACAGATGGCAGCTCAGGCCGCACAGCAAAATCCAGAGATTGGAGCTGGCGGTGAGACCGATAAGAAGATTTTAGATATGCTTGGTGTAAACAAACTATCAGAGGTTCTACCAAATGCGTGATGATGTAGCACGAGCGCTTGCCGCTAGAGCATTAGAGGTTGCCCAAAAGACCAAAAGCCAGCAAGGCCCTAAAGGCGAAAAGGGTGATGCTGGGCAAATTATTGTTCAGCCAAACAAGGGTGACAAAGGCGATACTGGCCCGATGGGGTTACAAGGTATCCCCGGCAAATCCATTACTGGCCCTAAAGGCGACAAAGGCGATAAAGGTGATCCCGGTCAAAAGGGTGACAAGGGTGACAAAGGAGAGTCTGGAGCTAAGGGCGATACTGGAGAGCGTGGAGAACGTGGCTTTCAAGGTCTAAAAGGATTAGATGGCTCTAAGGGCGATATTGGCCCAATGCCCAAGCATGAGAAAAAAGGTTTAATGATCCGCTTTGAGAAGGAACCTGGTACTTGGGGCGAGTGGATCATTATGCCAACTAGCGGTGGTGGTGGCGGTGGGCGCGATGACAAACTAACAGATCGCCAAGCAGAGTTGGTTGCCTTAGCCGAGTTTTATAAGACTCGTGGATCTAATGCAAACAAATATATTAAAACTGATGGAACAACTTTAACTTGGGATACGCTAGATGGATCAGATATTAATTTATCAAGCCCACCAGCTATTGGAGGAACAGCTCCAAACACAGGATCATTTGCAACTTTAAATTCAACTAGTGGTGCGCTTAATGGAACTATAGGTGCTACTACCCCATCATCTGTAAACGCTACTACGATTACAGGACAGACAGGAGTGTTAAGGGGTACTGGTACAAACTTAGTATTACAGTCTAGTTCTTTAACAACAACATGGACTGCCGTAGGAACAACTCTTACAGGTTCACAAGCCGACCCTTTTGGTGGTACAACAGCTTCTCTTTTAAACAATGGAACAAGTACTGGTAATCATGTAATATTACAATCAGTAACTGTATCTGCACTTCCATACACTTTTAGTGTTTATGCAAAAGTTGGAACTGCAAATTTTGTTGGTCTTTATGATGGTTTGGCTAGTAGAGGAGCATTTTTTAATGTTTCTAATGGTACATTTTCTTCAAATATTGTTGCCGCCCCTACCTCATATTCAATAACAAACGCTGGAAATGGTTGGTATAGAGTTTCTATTACTATTACTCCAACTGCTGGTTCTAATACTATTTATTTATGGATGTCAGAAGATGGTACTAGCTTTTCTTATACTGGAACAAGTAAAACAATTATTCTTGCCGCACCGCAATATGAAATAGGTAGCGTTTTAAACACCTACATCCCCACAACCACTACAGCAGTCTACGGAACTCCTACCCTATCCTTTAGTGGAGTATCTACTATTGGACTAGAGTCTAATGGTGCTTTATATGTTTCTCCAGCAGGAACAGGAGCATTACAAGCACAAGCTACTACATCTACTACAGCAGGTGGTAATGCTAGGGGTGCTAATGCTGTTGATTGGCAGACTGCTAGGGATACGGCAGCAAGGGTTGCTTCTGGTTCTTTGACTTCTATTGGCGGAGGCTACGGTAATACTGCAAATGGCGTTCAAGCCGCTATTAGTGGTGGAACATTTAACACTGTTTCTGGCACTTACAACTTTGTTGGTGCTGGTTATGGAAACACAGCAACATTAACAGCGTCTTCAGTTGTTGGAGGTTTTTCAAATACTGCTGGCGGTTTTTATAACTTTGTTGGCGGGGGGTATACAAACTCTGGGACTGCTGCAGCAACAGTAACAACGCAATCCGCAACCATGAACGGAACAACAACAGTCACGTTGTCAGGTTCAAACGCTTCAATCAAAGTTGGTCAGTTAATTGGGGGCACTTACATCAATGCCAACTTGACTTACGTTGCGGCAATCAGCGGAACTACGCTTACTTTGTCAACAGCGGCTACAGGTTCTGGCACTGCAACACTCAGCTTCTACACCCCTCACGGAGTAGTAGTAGGTGGAGGTAACAACCAAGCTACAGGTAGTTATTCATTTATCGGTGGTGGTGGTGATGCTGGTACTGCGGCTAATAGGAATGTGGCTAGTGGGGATTGGTCAACTGTTGGCGGGGGTATTAAAAATACTGCAACTGGGCTTTATTCAATAATTGGTGGTGGAAATACTAATATTACTAGTGGTGCGTATTCAATAGCGGCTGGCGGTCAAAATAATAATGCAAGCAATTTATATTCAACAATTTCTGGTGGCGTAGATAATGTTTCCAATTCTGCTGTTTCAACAGTAGCTGGCGGTTTTAAAGGGACAACAAGAGGCATAACTGGATATACAGTATTTCCATCTTGTTATATTCCAATTTCTAATACTTTAGGAGTTTCACAAGCCGCTTTACTTATTTTAGGTAAACAAACTACTGATGCCACAGCAACAGTTTTAACAAGTGATACAGGCGGTGCTGGTGGAACAAACCAAGTAATACTACCTAACAACTCTGCTTACTTCTTTAAAGGTGAAGTTATATCAGGAGTAACTGGCGGTGGAGATACTAAAGGCTGGACTATCGAAGGTGTAATTAAACGAGGTGCTAATGCGGCATCTACGGCTTTAGTCGGAACACCTACAGTAACCTCTACCTATGCTGATGCTGGGGCATCTACTTGGGTTATTGCAGTAACAGCAGATACGACCAATGGTGGATTACGAGTTACCTTTACTGGACAAGCTAGTACAACTATTCGTACAGTTTGCCAAATCCGCACAACCGAAATGACTTATTAATCAAGGAGTTACAAATGGCACTAAAACTAGCAGTTGAAACCCAATTTGGCGTACCAGCCCCACAAGCCTACGCTAGAATCACTAACTTCTTTGGCACTAAAGACCAAATCCAAGTCCAAGTCGCTATTCATTATGACGAGTCGGCAAGGCATGGCAATATGGCTACAGTCAAAGAAAACGCACACTATATCAATATGGAAGATTTAAAGGGTGACTTAATCCCTGCAATCTACGAGGTTCTAAAGACTTATAGTGATTACGAAGGCGCAGAGGATTGCTAATGAATGACGGCTGGGAAGGGTTAGAAAACGTAGCCACAGACGTTAGAGATTCTCAACAAGCAACTGAGGATTTAAATAAATTATGCCTCCGAGTTTTTGGCTCAGAGGATGGAGAAAAACTAATGAAGTGGCTTAGGTCAGCTTTGTTAGAGCAGCCAGTTGCCTTGCCTGGCTCTGACCCAAGCTATGCGTTCTATCGAGAAGGGCAGAACTCTGTAGTGCGGGATCTTGAAGCAAGGATCTTAAAAGCAAGGAAAATGTAATGGAAACGACTGAAGCAGTCCAACCCGCAGAAACAGAAGGCGGCCTATTGGATTCAGTTAGCGCTGAAGACAGTCAAGCCGTATCACAAAACCCAGAATCAACCGCAATAGCTCATTTATCTGAACCAGAGGATGACACCCCATTAGACAGGCCAGATTGGTGGCCTGAGAACTTTTGGAAGAAAGACGATTCAGCCCCCGATCTTGAGGGCATAGCAAAGTCTTGGATGGATCTTAGGAAACAGATATCGCAAGGCAAACACAAAGCCCCGACTGATGGTAAGTATGACACCTCAGCATTTGGCTCTTTGCCAGAGACAGATCCTGTACGCTCCCATGTATTAGATTGGGCAAAGGAGCATGGGATATCGCAGTTGGCTTTAGATAACCTTGTTGGTAAGGTTGTCGGCATGGGCGCTGAGAAGGTAGAAAATGTAACCAGGTCTTTAGCAGAAGAGAAGGCAGCTCTTGGTCCTAATGCAGATGTCATTATTAAAGGCATGACTGATTGGGCTAGGGGTCTTGTAAACAAAGGAATTTGGGGCAAGGATGACTTTGAGGAATTTAAGTATATGGGCGGTACAGCCAAAGGCTTAAAGGCTTTGATGAAACTCCGAGAGACTTATGAGGGATCCCGCATCCCAGTTGAGTCAGCTCCGATTGAAGGTGCGCCATCGAAAGATGAGTTGTACCAGATGGTTGGTGATCCTAAGTACAAGACAGATCCAGCCTATAGAGCCAAAGTTGAGCGAATGTTTGCTCAGAATTTTGGCTAAAATAAGGAATCTCCTCACGAGAGTGACCCTCCCCCCGGTGCAGTTTGCCGGGGGTTTTTTATCCACATCTAGTTGGTATAAAAAATATTTCACTAGATGTTGTATTTTTCCTACATTTCTGCTAGAAACTCATTAAGGCATACCATTTAGTTGGCCCTTAATGCAGATTAATCTGACGATTGGCTACCGCAAGTAGCAAGCGTAGGCCCTGGCAACAGGCACACCAAAGCAAAAACCCAATTTATTTTTTTACCTTTTAGGAGAAATACATGAGCATTTCATTATCTAATGCCTTTGTAACTCTATTTGATGCTGAGGTAAAACAGGCTTTCCAGGGCAAGGCTATGCTGGTAGGTGCTGTTCGTCAGCGCAGAGGAGTTGAAGGCTCTACTGTTAAGTTCCCCAAGGTTGGTAAAGGTGTGGCTACCCCACGCATTTCTCAATCTGATGTAACCCCATTAAACGTAGCATTTAGCAACGTAACTTGCACATTGCAAGATTGGAACGCTGCTGAATACAGCGATATCTTTACCCAAGCTAAAGTCAATTTTGACGAGCGCCAAGAGTTGGTACAAGTATTGTCCAACGCTATTGGCCGTAGACAAGACCAGCTGATCCTTGATGCATTGTCTACATCTAGCACTTCTTTGACTGTTTCTAACGATATCGGTGGTTCTGATACCAACATGAACGTAGCAAAGTTGCGTGAAGCTAAAAAGTTGTTGGATAAAAACAACGTACCTCCAGAGGGCCGTCACATTATCCTCCACGCAAATGGTTTAGCATCGTTGTTGTCTGAGACAGCAGTAACCAGCTCTGACTTCAATACTGTTAAAGCCCTTGTTGCCGGTGAAATCAATACGTTCTTAGGCTTTACTTTCCATATCCTTGGTGACCGCTCTGAGGGTGGCCTAGCAGTTGATGGTTCTTTAGACCGCACTTGCTTTGCTTTCCACAAAGATGCCATCGGCTATGCAGAAGGTATTGCCCCACGCACCGAAATTAATTACATCCCTGAGAAGACCTCGTTCCTCGTGAACAGCATTTTCTCTGCTGGTGCAATTACTATCGATGCTGAAGGTATTGTCCAAATCACCGCTCGTGAATCTTAATCTAAGGAGAGACTGATATGGCATATTCTGCTGATGGTTTAGTAACTGTATGTGCATCGAAGGCTGGTAATGCTCCATCGATGTATTTGTATAAAACTGCTGACACGCAAGCAACTGTAAATACCTCTGGGTATTTCAATGCAATCACGTCAATAGTTAAAATTGGTGACATCATTTTTGTTTACGACACCACAACCCCATCTTTAGTGCTGACTTATGTTCGCGCTAATAGTGCTGCTGGTGTAGTTGATATTGCTGATGGCACAACTGTAAGTGCAACCAATACTGACTAACAGTATTTAGTATCAAGGTGGGCTATTGCTGGCAAAACTGGCGATAGCCCATTCTTACATTGGAGATTTAAATGGCAGCTGGCGATACCGCATTATCAATTTGTTCTGATGCTTGCGTAATGTTAGGCGCAAAGCCCATCTCCTCGTTTGATGAAGGAACTGATGAGGCATCTATTGCAGACCGCTTATATGCGGATATTCGCAATCAAGCACTCATGCTTTACCCTTGGTCATTTAGCTTTAAAAAGACTTCTATTGGTAGATTAGTAACAACTCCTACCAATGAGTACCGCTACGAATATCAACTGCCTGGAGACCGCTTAGGATCGCCCAGAGCCGTATATGACACAAGTGCTGTTGGCATCCCACCACGCAAAGAATACAGAATCATGGGCAGCAAGTTATTGACTGACTATGAAGAGGTTTATATTGATTATCAATATGCCGTACCCGAATACGATATGCCTAGTTATTTTGTGCAGTTGCTAAAATATATGATGACTTGGCATCTTGCTTTACCTATTACGGATCAGACCGAGAAGAGCCAGTATTGGCAGTCTGTTGCTATTGGATCACCAGCCGAGAATGGCAGAGGTGGATACCTAAGACAAGCTATGAATATTGATGGCCAAGGACAGCCAACAAACGCTATTAATGATTTCTCACTTATTGCTGTGAGGTATTAATGGCTCGCTTTGTCTCTATCCAGACAAACTTTTCTACAGGTGAGTTAGACCCGTTGCTCCGAGCAAGGGTTGATTTAGCAGCCTACGCTAACGCATTAGAAGAGGCCACCAATGTGGTCTGCCAGCCACAAGGTGGCATTAGACGTAGACCCGGCACAAAGTACATTGCATCGCTACCAAACAGTAGCACAGAGTCAGCCGGTAACGGCACACGTTTAGTTGAGTTTGAGTTCAGCACATCGGATTCATATATGCTTTGTTTTACGCATAATCGGATGTATGTATTTAAAAACAAGACTCAGATTACCAACATTAATGGTTCTGGCAACCCATATCTTGACACGTCAGGAGTTGGCTTAACTGGCGCACGTCTAGCAAATATTGTTTGGACTCAATCGGCTGATACGTTGATTGTGGTTCACCCAGATATCAACCCAGTAAAAATTGTAAGAGGAGGTACTGATGCTACCTGGACTGCTTCTGCTATTACCTTTGATTCTATTCCAAAGTATGCTTTCACCGCTGCTTTTTCTAATCCATCCGGTACGCTAACACCATCTGCTGTATCTGGTAAGGTTACGTTGACCGCATCGTCTAGCGTGTTTACTTCTGGCAGCGTTGGTCAATATGTCAACGCAACTCCACAAGGCAGAGCCAAGATTGTTAAGTACACATCTGGCACATCAGTTGATGCAATTACTGAGTTCCCATTTTTTAACACATCAGCAATTGCTAATGGTTCATGGGAATACGAGTCAGGTTATGAGGCTGTTTGGTCAAGCGGTAAAGGCTGGCCACGCTCTGTAACATTCCATGAAGGCCGTCTGTACTTTGGTGGATCGAAGTCTCGCCCATCAACCATATGGGGTTCTAAGGTTGGATTGTTCTTTGACTTTGACCCAACAGAGGGTTTGGATGATGATGCAGTAGAGGCAACCCTAGACACCAACACATTTAACGCTATCGTTGACATTATCTCTGGCCGAGATTTACAAGTGTTTACTACAGGAGGTGAGTTCTATGTACCCCAAAATGGTCTTGACCCAATTACTCCAACGAATTTCTTTGTTAAAACAGCAAGCCGTAACGGCATTAAAGAAGGTATTCGGGTTCAGCAGTTAGAGTCTGGTACATTGTTTGTACAGAGACAAGGAAAGGCATTAAATGAGTTTGCTTATACTGATACGCAACTTACATACGTCACACAAAAAATATCGCTTCTTGCTGGGCATCTCTTACGGACTCCATCTCGCATGGCTTTGCGTAGGTCTGTGGCTACTGACGAAAACGACTTACTGCTAATTACTAATAGCGATGACGGCACAATGGCCGTATTCTCGTTATTAAGAGCGCAAAACGTAATCGC